TTCTGCACCCCCGAGTGAAATCGCGCCTGTACCTGTCGATGTGGTGGTTTCTTTTACGCGATCAGCAACGACCAAGGCCATGATTATGCAATCCTGATAATAGCGTTAGATGCGTCAGCAGTTGGGAACACAATCGTAAAGTCGCCAGCACTGGATGACTTGTCAGCACCAAAGTCCAATACGAGGACGGTGTCTGTAGTTCCTGAGCCACCGCTAGTTGTCGTATTGTATATAAGTGCCCCTCTCGCCGTCAGGGTGCTTGAGGAGAACGTGAGATCGGCAAAGTCGGTCAGGGCTGTGGTTCCAGACAGGGTTGGGGTCACGTTAGTCAGTGTTCCGCCGCCTGCTGAGTAGCCTGTACCGCTGATCTCATTACTGGTTGTGTACGCTGTGGTTGCCGCATTGAAGCTGGCTGAATTGGTGTACATCGCCAGCTTGAACGTGTGAGCACCGTTTGTAAAATTGTGTGCGCCAATAAGCAGTTCCTGCTTAAAAGATGAGCACATGAAGTTTCCGCTAAAAGCCATATCACATTCTCCTGATAAGTTCGGCTAAGTCTTTTTGCCCTGCGTCCAGAAGGGCGTTATACACTGTAGTTCGGTCGCTATTTGCGGCCTCTTTCATGTAGAAAACAAGAACCGCTCTAATGTGATCCTTGAATGCCTGCGCTTGTGCCTGTACCTCTGGCAACGCAGTATCGGCTACCGAGATGATCTTATCTAAGCATCTCTCAGCAATCTCGTCTGGGGAAAACCCCCTGTTTTGTGTCGTGTGTACATTAACGCTACCCACCTCAAAGCCACCGCTAACACCAATCATGCTCTAGCTTTCCTCACTTCGCCCGATCTATAGCTGTCTGTCGTGCTGTAGCCTTCGCCCAACTGCTCCAGATTAGCCAACGCCTCCATATACCTTTGGGTATACATCTGCATCAGATCAGGGTCGCCCTTTAGGAAGGTGTACGCCTCGACAAGACAGCCATACAAAAGCGTGGACTCTGCGTTGGTGCCGAGCCAGCTTGTGCCGTCTCCAGATGCGGTAATAGAGGTAGGTTTGTGGAAATAGTGCAGTTCTGCGTCATAGGCAGAATCAGGGGTGGGG